TGAACCTGCCAACTGGAGACTTGCTTACTTGCGATATTGCAGTAAGTACCCTAACGGAATGGAGCTAGTCATGAGCGACTGGGAAAAGGAGCGAGACGCTTTTCTTGCGAAAATCGGACAAGCTCCAGAAGTAAAAGCAGCACCAAAACCAACTACCAAGAAAGATGAGGAATAACTGAAATGGCAGTATTTCTAAACAATGGCGTAGTTTTGACAGTCAATTCAGTTGACCTATCTGATCACGTCACCAGCATCACAATCAACCGCACATTTGATGAACTCGAAGTAACAGCAATGGGCGATTCAGGACACAAGTTTGTCAAGGGTCTTGAGGCTTCATCACTTACTATCGACTTCCTTAACGACACAGCAACAAGCGAAGTCTTACAGACTCTCGCTGCTGCATACGGCACAAACGTAACAGTCACACTCAAGCAGACATCTGCTGCTACATCAGCAACAAACCCACTTTACACAATGACTTGCCTAGTCAATAACCTCACCGATATTAACGGCGCAGTTGGAGACCTTGGCACACAATCTGTAACTTGGAACGTCTCTGGTACAGTAGCAATCACAACAGCGTAAGAAGGAGAAAAGGGCTATGGCAAAACTCAAAGTAACAAGGGCTGACGGACAAGTGCAGGAGTTTGAGATAACTCCACTCTTGGAGTACAGCTTTGAGCAATACGCCAAGAAGGGCTTTCACAAAGCCTTGATTGAAGATCAGAAGCAGTCAGACGTGTACTGGCTCTGCTGGGAAGCAATTAGACGTTCGGGTGAAACAGTCAAACCCTTTGGGGAACAGTTTCTCGAGACTCTCAAGTCAGTTGAGGTTCTAGAGTCTGACCCTTTAGGTTAGATCGGAACTCCCTCACCTATCTCGCGGCTAGATTAAGTTACGAGTATGGAGTTCCGTTCAACACCATCGTGGAACTTTCTCCGATGGCTTTCAAGGCTCATGTACAGGTATTAAAAGACATAGCAAAGGAGCGAAGCGATGCCAGTAGAACTCGACAACGCCGTAGCTCTTAGCAAAGCCCTCAAGCAATATGCGCCAGAGTTAGCCAAAGAAACCCAGAAAGAAATTGCTGGACATCTTCGCAAGGTGGTTAATCAGGCTAGAGGATTCGTCCCTAGCGATTCGCCTTTAAGCGGCTGGGGCAACGCAGTAGGAGTCTGGGAGTATAGAGCCTTTAACGCTGGACTTATTAAGAAAGGCTTGGGCTATTCCACAACGCCTACCAAGCCAAACAGACGAGGCTTTAGAAGCCTTGCCACTATCTTTAACAAGTCCGCTTCTGGTGCTATTTACGAGACCGCAGGGCGTAAGAACCCACAGGGATTACCACCAGCCCAGCGAGTTAAGAAGTACCGCAACGGCAAGTTCATAACAGAATGGCAGATGGACAAGACAGTCAATAAATCTGCTAACCCCAATGCAGGACGGCAGTTCATTAACGCACTACCGCCATTGGTTGATTCACAGCAATCCAACAGCGCAGGTCGCAGAACTCGCAAGACCAAGGGTCGCTTACTATTTAGAGCATGGGCTAACGATCAAGGCAAGACAACTGCCGCAGTTGTGAAGGCTATCCAAGCCTCTAACGAAAAGGTTGTAAAGAAGTCTAACGCCAGAGGCGAAATAGCATTTAGAGCAAGGAGAGCTGACTAATGGCTGGAATGACAGACCTAGCAATCCGCATCGCCACTACAATGGATGCGACTGGCTTAAACAAAGCAGAGAAGTCAGTCAAGGGCTTAGACAAGACAATTAAGAAGCTAGGGCGCACCCTTGGCGTTACCCTTGGTGCATCTGCTATGGCAGCTTATGGCAAGGCAGCAGTTAAAGCCTTCGCAGAAGATGAAGCAGCAGCTCGCAGACTATCCAGCGCGGTCGATAACCTAGGACTTTCATTTAGTAAGGTGCAGGTTGCTTCCTTTATTGCTGGGCTAGAACAAAGCGCGGCAATATCAGATGATGTACTACGTCCAGCCTTTCAGTCTTTACTTAACATCACAGGATCATTAACCAAGTCTCAAGAGCTGCTTAACAATGCTATCCAGATTAGCCGCGCCACAGGAGTAGATTTAGCCACAGTCACCACAGACCTAGGCAAAGGCTATGTAGGCATCACACGCGGGCTTATCAAGTACAACACAGGGCTTACCCGCGCAGAATTACAAACCAAGAGCTTTAATGAGATTCTTGGCATCATGCTGGCTAAGTCTGCTGGCGCAGCGCAGGATTACCTCACTACTACTTCATATAAATTAGATGTGTTGCGTGTCTCATCAGAGAACGCTAAAGAGTCAATTGGTAAGGGTCTAGTCGATGCCTTTGCAGTCCTTGGTGGTGGATCACAGGCTAGTGATGCACAGAAGACTATTGAGAATATCGCCAAGGGCATCAACGCGATTACTATGGCTACAGCCCAAGCCATTAGCGGCTTAACCAAGTTATACAAAGGTCTTGATTTCCTCACTTCCTTTGGTGGTTTAACTGGTGGCGATGGCTTACTAGCCAGAACTTTTGACCGCACCCCTACAGTTTCTCGCGGACGTTCAGCTTCTCCAGCAGGCACAGCAATCCGCACACGCCAGCAGCGCGAAGCAGAGGCGGCAGCCGCTAAGCGAGCCAAGGAAGTTGCAGCCCTAACTAAGAAGCAGGTTGCATCTACAAAGGCTCTGACATCCGAGCAGAAGAAGCAGAACAGCCTTAAAAAGTCTGCCTCAATCTTTGACTTAGAACAAGTTCAACTTGTAGCAGCTCTTAAGGGCAAACTTACTCAAGAGGAAACAATGCGCGTACAGGCGCAGCTTGCAATCCTTAACGGCAACGAAGCAGTAGCCAGAGACCTCACTAACCAGATTCTTAAAGCGCAGGATGCTTCCGGAAACCTTGCTAGATTCCTAACCGCCTTGCCTAACGCTCGCAACCCATTCGAGTATCTCGATGCCTACCTGTCTTACTTGGCTGGCAAAGCAGCCGCCATTATGACGAATGCGCCAGTACCTACATCGCCACAAGGCAATACAAGTGTTCCAACGCCACCAGCGACAAACGTATCTGCCTACCCTTCAGATGGCATGATTTCCTATAACCAGATGACTGGCTTAAGTTACAACCCTAACGCTGGCAGCACAGTTGTGGTGAACGTTGCAGGATCAGTTATATCCGAGCAAGACCTAACCGAGACTATTGCCCGCAACCTACAGAACAGTTCTCTATCTTCTGGCAAGGTGGCACAACTAGAGCGTTACTCTGGATTCTTCTTATGAGCCTACCCGCACAGATAGCAGTCAGTTTCGACTTCTCTGGCGGGGCGACCTTCGGGTCAGGCTTTGTCATTGGTTCACCAGATAACGGAGTCATCGGGGTCAATTCCTTTGGCTCATCTGATGTCATCATCCCTACAGTTGATTTAACGCCAGACGTGTACAGCATTTCTATCAGGCGTGGTCGTAACGTCATGAAAGACACCTATGACGCTGGCACAGCCATTGTCCGAGTCCTTGACCCGCTAGGGTATTTCAACCCACAGAACCCAGCCAGCCCGTACTTTGGCTATCTTGTGCCACTTCGTAAGCTGCGTATCTCTGCCACCACACCAACGGCAGAACACTTCCTATTCTCTGGCTATGTCAATGACTATCGCTACACCTTCCCTGTAGGTCAGGAGACTGCCTATGTGGACATTATGTGCACCGATGGCTTCCGTCTCTTGCAGATGTCTAACGTAGGTACTATCCCAGACACAGCAGCAGGGCAGGACACAGGCACACGCATTAACAAGATTCTGGACAATGTGAGCTTCCCTGCATCTATGCGCTCAATCTCTACAGGAGTCTCAACCTGCGTGGCTGATCCTGCGACCAACCGCTCTACCCTAGATGCGATTAAGAATGCAGAGTTCTCTGAAGGGCTTGGTGCGTTTTACATGAGCGCAGACGGCACAGCCGTATATCTCAACCGCACAGAGGTTACATCTAGCCTTGGTGAGCCTTCTATCGCCTTTAACCAGACCACAGGGATTCCTTACCGCAACGTCAAATATGCCTTTGATGACAAGCTCATCATTAACGATGTCAAGTTCAACCGCGTAGGCGGCACAGCTCAACTGGTTTATAGCCAGTCCTCGATTGACAAATATTTCCCACACAGCTTGACCCAAGAGAACCTTGTGGCACAGACAGATGACATCGTGCTAGGCATCGCCCAGAACTACGTCAATACCCGCAAGGAGACCACAATCCGTATTGACGAAATGCTGGTGGACTTACTAGACCCAGCAGTACCAACGGACACCATCATTGGGCTTGATTACTTTAACAACCTAGACATTACAAACGTCACAGAATCAGGCTCGACTATCACCAAGACATTACAGGCGCAGGGCTTCGCTTGGGATATAACAGCTAACAAAATGCAAGTAGCAATCACCACGCTTGAGCCAATAGTGGACGGATTCATTATTGGAAGCAGTACATACGGTATAATCGGCACATCTACATTGAGCTA